AGATCGAAAACTACCACCAATAAGTGATGAGACAAGAGAAAAGTTGAGGCAAGCAGCTTTGCGACATTATGCCTCAACTAAAATAGAAATTACAGATATGGACTTAGAAGAGTAGCATCGCCTTCAAATTTAAAATACCCTGCGTGTGAAAGTTTTACTGTAAGATCTGCCCAGATCTTTCCGCCCATGTCTCGCCATAGCTTGCAGAAGTAGTAGTCTTCCGATAGGTATTCCTTTGTCACCGGATCGATAAGCGTGTCAAACAGCGCATACTTATATGGATCGTACTTTGGATCCAACCCGATCGCATCTTGATAGTGTAGTTCTGGCTTGGCACGTATGATGGTTTCGATCACTTCTCGCTTGATCATCATGAATCCTGTGCCAAGATTGGCAACCTCAACCAGGTTGCCTTCTTTCACGCTGTTAGGAACCTTGTTAACAACATACTGGATTGGCAAGGCCTTCTTGGGATACAATCCTCCTGCCACATCCTTGTTGGCCAGCATGAGCTTGATGATCTCTTCCGGCTCAAATCCAATGTCGCTGTCGATGAACATGAGATGGGTGCTTTTTGGTTCAAACGCAAGGAACTTGGCAACCAGGCTATTGCGTCCTCGCGGAATGAGGCTTTCATTTACCATGGTATCTACGGTGAACTGCAAGCCAAGTCGATTGGCGGCGGCCATGAATTTAAGCATGCTGATGAAAAATGCTTCATGGAGGCTTCCTGCGTAGCAGGGAACACAGAAATGCAATCTAATTGTGCGCAAAAATTCAAGTTGTCGTTGATCGATATTCATCAAAAAATCCTTTACCAATAATGATAGTTTATCGGATGCAACAATCTAAAATCAATTTATTGTTTGTAAAAGATAAATAATAATGTGGTCCACGGGATCGGAAGTCCCAAACCACTCTATAACACTTGGAAGTTACAGCATGCAACTTATTTATAAGAATAATTCGCCAAGCGGATATTATGTTTACGCATATTTACGTAAATCAGATCTTACACCATATTATATTGGTAAAGGTACTAGAGGTCGTGCGCAAGATACCAGTAGTCATCACACGAAACCTCCACCTGATAAATCGCTGATAGTAATACTCGAAGATGGGCTAACAGAACTTGGTGCATTTGCACTCGAACGTAGATATATTAAATGGTATGGTAGAAAAGATACAGGCTCAGGAATATTGAGAAATAAAACTGATGGCGGCGAAGGTGCATCTGGATCCATACAGACAAAGGAACATCGACACAAAAATAGCGAAAAACAGAAACTTAGACCACCTCCGTCTGATGAAACCTGTGCAAAAATTAGTCACTCTCTCAGAGGGAAGAAAAAGACGGATGATCAGAAATCAAAACTTAGTCTTATAAAAACAGGTATGATAGCCTGGACCGATGGCATTAACAATACATATTCTCGCGAATGCCCGGGTCCTGGATGGGTAAAAGGTAGGTTAATATCGGCAAGCCATAACACCGCAATTGTTCAATCAAATTCTACCCGTATTATTACACACGAAACACGGCTTAAACATAGCCTAGCACAAACTGGGAAGATCTGGTGGAATAACGGTACAAAAAATACAAAATCGAGAGAATGCCCCGGTGATGAATGGACACAAGGTAAAATAACTAAAAATAGTCTAAAAGATAAGAAAAAATCCGAAGAGACTAGGCAACGTATGAAACAAGCGTGGATTGTAAGAAAGGCCGCAAAAATCTCAATTTAGTCTTGCAATAGATTGAGATTTTGTAGTTTTTCAACCGCCTCGGCCCAGGATGGATATTTTGAATTACCACGCAAGCTGATGCACCATCTTGGTTCGTCTCCAACAAATATGGCATGCGGCACGTCCACCCTAACCAGGCTAAGACCGTTGCCGATGTTGCTGCGACAGGCTTCTTTAAGATTGTCGATGGGAAACCGTATGTAGGGTATACCACGGCCGGTATAACTTCGGTTGAACGGTTCTTCTGGAATATCATACCAACGCATTTCGCTGCCGCGGCCGCCCAGTACCCAATTCAATGCCGCAATCTCTATGTCGTCGTGCCCATGCAAATCAATGTGCGCATGGTAATGCTGGAACCATGCAGGGCGATAAAACATCAGTATCTGCCTGACCGGCAGACCGACCGTTGCCATCATGTCCAACCAATCCTGTTTAAACATCACGGTTGGATCAACATACCAGGTATCATTGCTGTATCCAACAGCAGGCCATTGATACTCGGGCCTGACCGCGCTGGACATGTCTATTTTTGTGGGATAAAAATACCTAAGATCGTTGGCCATCTATGCCGATATTTAGCCCAAAGAAATAGGAGAGGATTTTACTCCTCTCCTACCGTGTTACGGCCGGATCAACGTGCCAGGAGTTTAACCTGGCCTCCCCGCTGCTCTGTAACATCGTTATGCAGGTAGGCTCCAAATCCAGCTGGTTGGGTCGCCCAACATCTTGTCAACCAGCATGTGATTCAAATTATGCCCACTGCAATATCCTCGGAACTTACCAATTATAGGCGCACCAGCCAGTGATAGATCGCCTATTGCATCAACTATTTTGTGTCGGGCCGGTTCGTTGTCCCACAGCATACCTCCCGGATTCAATATGTTGTTATCACCAAACACAAGGGTATTATTAAGGCTGGCACCATGGGATAGATTGTGCAGCAGCAAATATTCAAGATCTTTTATAAACCCAAAAGTCCTGGCATTGGCCAAATCCTTGTCAAATCTTTCTCGGGATAACACAACGGCATAACGTTGGGAGGACAGCAAGTGGTGCTCATATTTCAGCTCGTATTCAAGCTCAAACTCCGATGACGGCAGCAACTTACACCATGCGTTGCCATCCGTGACCGTTATTTCCTTGATGATCTTTATTGAGGATATTGATGAATTTTGTATTTGTATTCCAGCCGAATCGATTAGAAAGGCCCAAGGCCCGGCACTACCGTCGTGTATGGGTATTTCAGTTCCCCATACCTTTATCTGTAAATTGGTGAGTCCTAACGCAGATACCGCTGCCAGCAAATGCTCGGTTGTTTCAACGCTGGCATTCCCTGCTTGCAAAACCGTGCGTAGCTTGCTGCTATGCACGGAGCCTACCACAGCAGGGATCATTCCTGCAACATCGTCACCATCCATGATGTGGAAAACAATACCTGTGTTTTCGGCGGCTGGCAACAATTGCACCCTGGATTTACGCCCAGAGTGTAATCCCGTTCCGCAGCACCAAATTGGCTGTTTGATGGTTTTCTGACAAGCAAACCCCAAAGGTTCGTACCAGTAAGCGTTTGGTATTTTCATTTACTGGTACGTCCTTTTTCAGTCTTTAGATATTGTCTAGCTTTGCATCCCGCCAACCATTTGCATAACCAACACGGTATTCAGCCACATCTTCACATGCAGCCGGCGTCGAGTCGTCGTAAGGACGACCCTGGTTCACAGCGGTTTCAGCCGCGTTATAACCAACATCTTCCCAATCCACGTGGTAGCTGTCTTCATAACCGTTTTCATACCCGAGACGGAACTCATCGCTTGACCCTGCCGGCGCCTGGTCGTTAAACCCGCGCAGGTTATCGCTGTCGGCCGCAGCCTGTGCCCAGCCCGCATCGTAGCCGTCTTGCCAATCGTCGTGTTCGTCCTCGTCGTCATGCTCGTCGGGATCAACCGGCTCAACACCACGATAAACGGGGCTGGTAAATGCCTCATTGTGCTCACTGGTATGCTCGCCGATGATCTCATAGCGAGCAGCACGTCCCTTGGCGTTGTTGTAGTCCGACGGAATGGCAACAACATCGGCAGGGTTGATCTTGCCGATCATGACCCGTCCATGCCCGCCATGATAATGTGGCAGATAGGAAAGGCTGCAAAAATGCAGACCGTATGAACAGGTGGTGTCCTTGTCCTTGTCAACCTGGTTGCGCGGCATTTCAAGGATGGTGCCTACGCTGTTGTCCATCTTGCCCGTGTAAAAGTCCCGATAGTCATCGCGCACCTTCTTGTAGGCAAGAAAGCAACCGTCCTCAGTGATTGGCAGCGCCGTCGCTTCAAGGAAGCCATACAGCTCATCAACCGCACGCTTGCTGGGGTTGCTCATCAGGTTCTCAAGGAACTTGATCATCGGCTGTGCATCAAAGCCTTCACGCATCATTGCGATGATCCGCTGCACGATGCTGCCCTTGACCTCAAGATCTCCGTAGAAAACCTGCTCATTAACGATGCGAACCCGACCGCTCACATAGTTAATCACGCTCTGCGCAACATTGATCAGCTTCTCAACGGTATCGTGATCCTTGGTCTTAAGGGCTTCACGGATGTCGTTGTAATTCGCATGATCACTGTTGATGGTATGTGTGGTGCCATCCATCATCACCGTGATGAAGGTTGGACCAACGATTGACGCGGTAATCATTTATTTTTGCTCTCCCTGAGCGGTTGTGAATGGTTAACTTACAGATTGATTATAGCACAGTATCCCAGCGTGTCAAGCAGCAACCAGCTGCCCAACCGCGTTTTCCATCTTCATCTTGCTGTATTCGTCGCACATGTTGATGTAGTCCTCATACGGCCTTGCATTGTTTGAGTTGATGTTGCGATTGCTCCACTGGTTAAATGCCATGTTAAACATAGGATAGCTAGCCATTACCATGGAATACAAACCACTAGCATCAACACTTGCCGTGGGTAGGTCAACCTTGTTGCCAAATTGCTGTGCCAGGGCCACCAGTGTGTGCAAGGACGCATTCTTCTTGCTCATGTCTTCAAGCTCACGCATGGCATTGACAAACCGCGCAAACACGCCATCCTTGTCACGGATGCGCAGCTGGAACTGCCAAAGGCTGTTGTCACGTGCGGCTCTCACCGCCGTTTGGTATTCGTTCATATCCGCAACAACCTGCAATACCTCAGGAGTGAGACGTGCAGAAAGCTCTTCACGCAGCAGATCAAACAGATTGATCCAATCGCCATGCTCTGCAACCTTCTTGCGCATGTTAGCACGTGGCGAATAGATGATATCATCCGTGGCGATGATACCCAACTCCAGCGCCTGGCCGAGAATGCTGGCCAGGTCGTTGACTTCATTGTCACCGTCCTTGACGGTATAACGATCCATCATCACATACACGCCGCCGTCGTCGAGCTCAACATCGGCTGGCTCCCAGCTTCTGGAAGCACGGTAGCTGTCGCCGCGATAAGCCAGCATGTTTACACGCTCGCCGCGGCCGGCACTGGGACGCTTGGGCAGCTCGCTGGCCATTTGATGGGCAGGATTACCCAGCATGGCCAGGATATCGTTGACAGTCTTTAGCGGACTGGCGCCGATCAAGATGATCTCCTTGCGCCTATCGTGCTGCTCATGTAGATAGTTCACACGTCCCTGGGTTCCACGTTCAAGATCATCAAAAACCACCATGGTATTTTCGCTGCAACGGATGGTCAGCGGTTCGTGGTAGCTCATCTTACGCACGGTTTTGTATGATCCATAAGATCGCCAAATCTGCGGCGAACTTGCAGTACCATCCCAAAGATCCACGGTTTTCAGCGTAACATGGGCTTCCTTGATCAGCTTGCCCCGCCACATCAGGCCCTTGTTGCTAAATGCCTTTTCAAACTCATAGCGGAATCCGCCCTCGTTACCAAAGATCTCACCAAAGAGCTGGCGTGCAGCCCATTCGGTTGATGCCGCAGCGATCTTCTTTTCAAATTCCGCGGACAGATCGGACAGCATGGTATCCAGCTTTTTGCGGATGTTTTCCTGCGTGCGCTTGTCGTAACCGAGGCCCTCTCGGCTGGCAGCCACCTCAAGATCGCCAATGTTGAAAATCAACATTGAAGGGATTTCCAGCATGGTTTTCTGTGCTACGGTAAGGTCAGCAATGCTGTTGCTATCCAGCGGGTATGCCACACGGCCCATGATGGCCACAGGACGATTAACGGGATCGCTGCTGTAGCCATTTGGATTCCGCCGGCGGATCTTCCACCCATTGCCTTCATATGCAGTGTTATGCTGGGGAATGTTGAGTCCGCTCACCCCTGTGATGCTGGGTTTGACATCAAACCACGAAAACACCAGCGCAGCCTTTTCGCTAAACCGACGGATGTCTTCCTGCTTGACCGGCATCTTGACCGTGACGCCGTTGGGCTCGGTGGTGGCAAATTCACCAAGCAGTGCCACGCTGGGCATGCCGGCTTCATCCTTGTACATGCTGTATTGGCGTTCGACGCCGTTCTTGCGTGCGGTAACGTCAAAGGCATCCACATAGCTGAATGGGCTCTTGCTACCCAGACCAAGCTGGCCGATGAATTCATTGCTGTTGGTCTTGGTGCTGGCACCATAAACGGTGTAGATACCAATCACCTGATCGTGATCAAGTCCTACCCCAAAATCCCGCACATGGAACCAAGGTTCCCATGTGGTGGGCAAATGAACCTCAATGGGACGATCGGCCTGACCGGATTCAACGTGGCTATCAACGGCGTTGCAGCTGAGCTCGCGGATCACGCTCTGGATCTTGTCGCTGTAAAGACCATCCGACAGGATCTTGGCCATCTTGGCATTGAACTGGATTGAGAACGCACCGTTACTGGCAAGTCCGTCTCGCTCAACCACGGTATTAGTTGCGTTGTCGACCTTCATTATGAAAACACCTTGTGTTGTTATTGCCTATGCAGCATAATAACACAATGCTGCATTAGGTCAACCAAAAATGGCAGCAATTCAGCTGGTTTTCGCCTGCCAAGAGGTATTGAGTGCAGAAACCTTGAGCTGATCAAAGGTTATTTTTAAAGGGTTGAACAATTCCCTAAGCCCTTTGGGACAGTCGTAGCTAAGGGTTATATGAGAAATGTAGCTGGGGTAATCATGGCTTGCGCCGTGATGCTTGCGCATATGATCATGCAGTGCGTGTGCATCCGGGCAGTCAACCTCGGCCACCAGGCAAGTGGCACCGGTCTGTGTGGGCAAGTAGCCAAGATGTTGGATCATCCCATGGATGGGTTTGAAAACATCAACCACTTCCGCGGCCCCAGGACACGGGGTGCGCGAATAAATCACGGTCATGTGTAGATCGTCGGCAGACACGGGATTTGGCAAATTTAACTGCGATTGCAGCTGGCACAGAGATTCCCTGCTGGCCGCATCGGGAACCAGGCATGCGTATGTACCGTTTGGGTGGTCCAATTCATTTAGTTTCATATCCATATCTTCCTAAATTTATTTTTGTACTTTCTTTTCCGGCTTTGCACCGCGGAACAGCACATCCGTGATATTTGCCAGGTGATTGAGAGGAGGGATATCATATGCGGAGATCCTGCTACGGATCACCGGTTTGTCAGCATCCGGACGATGTTGGACAGGAATATTCTCCAGCTCATCCATGGTGAGGACTCGTTCCTCGGTTACACGGTGTAGCCATGTTCCGCGCTTGAAAAAATACGGGTAATCGTTGAAATTCACGCCCTTGGCAAACAGCATTTCGTGCATGTCGGCTTGGTTCTTGAGATGCATTTCCTTGTGGCTGTAATAATGACGCGTGGCCATGCTCACCGCATTCTTGGTCGCATCGAGATTACGCCATAACAGCATGTTTGCCGCTTCCATCTCGTTGGGCATGCTGATGACACGGGCATCAAAGTGCGGAAGTTTTTCCATCAAGGTGGACCCTTGTACCGATCCAAATTCCCTTGATATTGCCCGTATGAATGCGGCCGTTGCCAGTCCAGCCAGCACGGAGGTCATTTTTATGATCTTGCCATCAAACCATGCATTGCCGTGCTCAGTGGCCGTCCAGACCAGGCTAATCTCATCTGATGCTGTATGCCCAATAGTCGCATTACATTGATCAACTAATGTTTTAGTAGTCTCGATCATAGCATTTGACATACGTATATCATACGGTCGTTCCATATCACATGTAAATTTGGAAAACGACCGCCCATCTATTCTTGCATAAATCGGAAGACCTGGGAGAACCCTACGTCCTGTTTCATAAGATTCATAGTCTTTCATGCGATCTCCGATAGCCGTTCTATCAGTCATAATAACTCCTTTTATTAAGTTTACAGTGTGATGAAATAAAATTCAAGCATAAATAGACATAATAGATCTATTTAAAGGATAAGAATATGTCGGATTCGGGTGTATACAAAATAACACACATTGCCAGTGGAAAGTGTTACATAGGTAGCAGTGTTGGTATAAAAGGTAGATGGAATGAACATAAACGTGACTTAAATCATAAACAACATCATTCTCAAAGATTGCAAAATGCATGGTCAAAATACAGTGCAGACGAATTTATGTTTAGTATATTAGAATATTGTGAAAAAGACAAACTTGTCCTGTTAGAACGTGAACAATATTACATAGATACGCTTCTTCCTTACTATAATATCTGCCCGATTGCTGGTTCTAGATTAGGATCTAAATCAACCGACGATACAAAACTCAAACTTCGTGGTATGACTAATGCATATAACTCAACTGGTAAGATAATAAAAGTATCTATCAAAGATTATAAAGAAAACAATATGACTTGCCCAAATACAGGTAAATCACCGGTTATTGATAACTACGGAAATAGATTCCTTGCAGATAAAGACCATCCAAACATAAAGAATGGAACATGGGTGCATGTTTCAAAAAATCTAGTATCTGCATTTGATACAGAAACTAATTCAACCATTAGTGTCACACGAGAAGAATTCAATAACAATACCAATCTAGTAGGGGTTAATAAAAACAAAGTATCTGGTGCAGACAATCCAAATGCTAAACAAATAGCAATATATAATGCAGAAGGACAATTAATTCACACTTGCATTGGAAATTTTAAACAATATTGTATTGACAACAACTTACCATTTTCTAATCTACGAGATACAATGTATAATGATAAACCACTATCATATGATACAAAACGAGCTAGATCATACGCAACCAGGCGTAACATACTAATATATGCCGGTTGGTATGCTAAATTAATATGATATTTATTGAATTAATATGCGAAGAGTAGCATGCGTTTTCTCCACCAGGGCCCCGGCGGTTGCCACCATGGCACGGCTCATGCGTTCGTCGTAGGGTCGTTGCATGCCTCGTGTAAACCGGCTGAAACCGTGCCCGTCAATACGTGCATAGATTGGTAGATTAGGAAGGAATCGCCTGTTGGTTTCCTGGTATTCGTATACCTTCATGCGATCGCCTAAACTATCTTGTGTCATGGTTTGTTCCTTAGTGTGTAAAGTATCGCGTGCCGTTCCCGCTCAGGCAGCTGGGAAATCATATCAAAGTCAGGGAAATCGTTCGTGAGTATCATGGCCGTTCTCTGGGATTTGTCCATGGGTAACCAAAAATAGTGGTAACTGCTGGGCGACTCCGGATCCACTCTGCCATCTGGCAATAAAATCGAATCACCTATGTTGTTCATCCAATATGTCGCAGCATGCAATCGTCCATCCTCAGCCATCATGGCAATTGAATAGACGCGTTCGCAGTGGTAGTCAAACAATTCAACTGGTAGATATCTTTTGTTCAATCGTGACACCAGGTTGATGAACCAAGGATATTTTGGCCATATTGTTGTAACCGGTAACACCAGTATGAACCCAACCAACAGAGAAGATGACTGTAGTAAAATCGCGGCAGGATACCCAAAACAGACCAAAACAATGGTCCCTAGCGTTGCCAGCACACAAAATGCCATCCAGTACATCATGATCTTATCGGCCAGCGATTTGGCATTCATTTTAGATTTCCATATACGGCCGTCAACACACGCAGCATGTCCGGCAAAACACGTTTGTCTATTTTGTCCCAGGCTACATTGGCAAACCCATCCATTTCCTTCTTGAAAATGCCCTTGCCGGAATCAAATGTGCTGAGGCAATCCAATCCTGCCGTGTCTGGCATCTTGTCAACACGATAAAGGAATAGGCTAAGGTCCTTGTCCTTTTTATACTTAAAAAGGCCGAGAGGCTCCAGCTCAGCTGCTGCAACACGCAGGCTGGTTTCCTCATATAACTCTCTAACTGCTGCATCCGCATGTTGCTCATCGGGTTCTATCTTGCCTTTGGGCAGATCCCAATGCCGATTACCCGTTACATGGCAAAGAAGTACCTTCTTGCCATTGGTTATCACCACCCCTGCGCTGACGGTTTTGGCCATTGGATTCACCACGCCGGCCAAAGAACGACAGCAGGCGCGCCATCTATGCAATCCTCTTCGGAATAACCACGCTGCTGCAATTCTTCGGTGAGATTTGCATACCCATATTCCCTGTCCCGTGCATCCCAGGCGCCGTTGTCCTCGGCACCGCTCAGGGGAGCGTAGCCATTACCCTCCGGATCCCTTTGCATGATCACCAAAGCGTTGGGATCAAAACCCTGCAACAGCTCAATCAGTTCTTTTACGGTTGTCATCGTATTCCTTCCAGCAGTGTTATCAAAATGATTTTGAGATCGTCTATGGTTTGGGCCTGCTCAATGGCCTCACGGGTAAGTTCTCGGACAGCCATCCTGCGGGCCTCATGCATTCCAATTCCATGCTTTTCTCGAAGCTCGCGGCACCGCTCGGCTGTGGTGCGGATTGGTTCAATCATCATTCATCCTTCAATGACCCGGAGATCAGCCAATATTCTTTCAAGTTCATTG